GGAAAATTAGAGTGTTGCAGATTCCATAGTCCGCGTCCATCGCAGGCGGGAGAGAACTATGGCGCTGAAGGCGAGTCTGGCTGATTTCGTTGTGAAAACAGATGATGGTTACATTCCTTCTGATACAAGCTGTGAAGCACTTGACAGGTTCAACACAAAAGAAGAGAAGGCACTAAAAGATGCGTATTATAAGCAAGGGGCTGATAGAGCTGAAATTAGGAAAAGAATGTTTGTTACTCCAGGATGCAGTAGGAGAATGACACAGCATGGACTAGTGCCAGTGAAAGAATTAAGATCAGGATCAGCGATCCCTTCTGCTCTGAAAAAACTAATTACTAAGTGGCTCCTTGATATGCTCAATGATGAAGATAATGGTGAAACCGCCGAAAAGTACATAATTGACAAGTTTCCGGATGTTCTAATCTCTGCTGATAAACTGTCTCGACTAGCTCAGAGACTGGAAGATGACTCTGATCTAATTCATGAGTCGGTAGGATTTCAAACGCTTGCTGCAGCGGCGTGCGCAATCCCTTCCACTGTCGCAACAGAGGGTAAATGTGAGATTGTTCGAGCAACTGAAGATGCGATAATCGCAAGATTTGATCCAGTTCCAGAACATTTGAACATGGCTAGACATCGTGGAACATTCTTCAAAGCTTTTCCTGTGAACAAAAATGAACCAATGGTGTATGGAGTTAAGGCGCTGTCAGGATTATCAAATCGCGATTTCATAATGTTCCATGGCCATGGACACTTGAGAACTGTTCCATACAATGAGATACCTGATGCGATTAAATCATTTTCAAGGAAACAGAAAGAGGAAATTACCAAAATAATGTCTGATCCAATTGCGAACAACGCTGGGGATAGATTTTTATCAATGTGCAACATGATCTTACAAAGTGAAAAAATTGAAACCATAATTCAAAAGACGATGAAACCAGAAAAGAAGCAGTAAGAAATCAGTTGGCAGCAATAGGCGAACAAAGTCTGTAAACACCTAATGCCAATACACCC